TCGGTCGCTTCGATCGCCCCAATCATCTGATCCACGACAGGGCCAAGGCCGAGCTACAGGACATGGCCGAGGATCTGAACTACGCCATGCCATCGGCGCTCAATCAAGATCAGCTTGTCGGCACCCTGGAACGGACAGCGCGATCGATCCGGATGAAGCAGCGCACCCGAACCTGGCCCACGATTCAGATGGTCGTGTCATGCGCCAGGGAATCACTCCCCCAGGATCAACAGCCCAGGACAGCCGCGCCACAGTCGCCAACCCTCGCCATCACAGATCGCATCAATGCTCGACGCATCAAAGCCGGCGAACCCGTGGCCGAGTCCTGCATCGTCGGACCAGGATCCGAGCGCCTAATTGGCCTAAACCTGGTGACCCCTGAAGATCTCGAAAGCTACCGGCGGTCGATCGCAGAAAGAGCAAATGATCGGGATCTAAACCGCCAGAAGCCCGTCGAGGATGTCGATTTAGAGGAGATCACATGGTGAAGCCCGCAATCGCAAGACCCAAGGATCTGCGCGAATTCGCAGTCGTCCCCATCCGAGCCATCACAGATCCGCGTTTGAAGCCCAGGACGTTCCAGGTTCTTGTCGCCTTCTGCTCATACGCCGATCGAACAGGCCGAACATTCGTGAGCCTAGATCGCATCGGCAAAGACATCGGGATTAAAGCGCCAGGCGTGGCATACCATGTCAAAAAACTCACAGCGCTGAAATACATGGTCAAGGCAAAACCCATCTCTCGGCACATCCCGTCAGCCACAAGGCGGATCGTCTACAGGCACAGCATCAGCGAAGACACGATTAGATCCAGACTCAGCCCCGAGCATCAGATGGAACTGGCCGAAACTGAACGGCTGTTCAAATACCATGCCAAGGCAAACAGCGAGGCTGACCCAAGGGAGAAGATGCTACGTGAGAAATTTCGAGTGTCGTGCGAGCAATTCTTCCGCGATGCCCTGGCCGATGGCTGGCATATCGGCGCAATGGACCTGCGAACAGCCCCGATCCGGCTGGCCGAGCAAGCAATGGGATGTTTGGTCAGGGACAGAGATGCCCCTCAGAGCCACGGAGAGGCCACCTACAGCCCCGTTAGCGGGTTTGAGGTAGTCGGGCCTAGGACGGAGTAGAGAAGCCGCCTCAGACGCGCTTATATCGAGTGGCCCCTATCGGACCCAAGGGCGCATAAGGCTGATTATGTAATATCGAATCCACCTGAACGTGCGGGATTTGAGGGGCCGCGCCACCTAGACGGGATGTCTGGCGAAAACGAGCGGCGGATCGGTCGGAATCCGGCGAGGCACCCCTTGGCCCCCCGGGGGCGCGCGTCTTTGTGCGGTCCCCCACATAAATATTTTTCAGTTTTTCCTGGTTGATGCGCCAACCTTCCTGCGATATCGTTCCTGCACATCAACACGATATGGAGAAAGTGATGTCTAAGCGTTTTAGTGTTGTTCAAGCGAAAGAGGTGGAGGGTCGTGACAAGCCTGTTTGGATCCGCCACGGCATTGCCTTTCAGAGCGACAAGGGTATCTCAATCAAGTTGGAGAGCCTTCCGTTGCCCGGGAAGGATGGCGAGATCTGGCTGCGTTTGTTTGAGGACGATGGCTCTTCTAAGCAGAAAAAGTCCAATGGATATTCTGGTGATTTGAACGACGAAATTCCCTGGTAATGGCCCGGACTCGAAAACAGAACCCGCCGATCGGCAGGTTTGGAGGGGCTGAGATTGTAAAGCGCAATCTTGGCCGCTCTGAAACTTTGTATCAGAACAAAGAAGTAGTTGCTGCTGAGTTGATTGCGATTGGCACGGCTCGGATTACGGACATAGTTGATTTTGCGACTGGCGATGTGAAGCCGTTGGATCAGATCCCGGACTATGCTCTGGCGTCTATTAAGAAGATCACGGCGAGCCCAAACGGGATGTCGATTGAGTTGTTTGACAAGGTTAGTGTTCTGCGGATCTTGGCGAAGGCCACGGGAATGCTGGACATGGAGAAGAACCAGGACAAGCCTTCGATCGTTGGGATCAACATGAAAGGGCCGGATGTGACAACGTATGAGGTTTTGGATGACGACGAAACGCGGGCGCCCGAAGAGGAGTAAATATGCAGAAGATGCGGAGATTTTTAATCGCGCTATCTTGGCGAGTCGTTTATCTCCGAGGGAGATTGCGTATCGCTTTGGCATCCCGGAGGAAAAGATCCGTGAAATGATGGCCGGCAATATCAAACCGTCTGGGATCATTCTACAGCAATTGAGGGGCTGATGGATCTACCTAGCCTTAATCTCGACTTTTCTCGGTCGCCTGTTGTGTGGAAGTTTCTGCACGATCCTGGGTTTGTGCGTGGGATCTTGGGGCCGGTGGGATCTGGGAAGTCGTATGCCTGCGCGGCAGAGATTATGCTGAAGGCGGTGCAGCAAAAGCCTAGTCCCAGGGACGGGATCCGATATTCTCGGTTTGTGGTGGTTCGGAATACTTATCCGGAGTTGCGGACGACGACGATCAAGACATGGCAGGAGCTTTTCCCAGAGGATGTTTGGGGATCGATGCGGTGGCAACCGCCGATCACGCATCACCTAAAGCTGCCCAGCCGTGACGGGATCCCTGGGATTGATTGCGAAGTGATCTTTATGGCGCTTTCTACGCCCCAGGATGTGCGGAAACTGCTGTCTCTGGAGCTTACCGGTGCCTGGTGCAATGAGGCCAGAGAGCTTCCCAAGGCCGTGATCGATGGCCTGACGCACCGAGTTGGCCGATATCCTACGAAAGCGGATGGTGGTCCTACCTGGTATGGGATCTGGATGGATACGAACCCGCCGGATTCGGACCATTGGTGGCATAACCTGGATGAGAAGGAACCGATCAAGGGGAAGTTTGCTTGGAATTTTTTTCGACAACCCGGCGGCGTTGTCGAGGTGAACCCCAAGGATCTGCCCGATAACCCAGAAGCCAATGGCTACATTTTCTCAGCACAAAAATGGTGGCGGATTAACCCGAAAGCGGAGAACCTGCACAACCTTCCGCCGGGGTATTATCCTCAAATGTTGGGCGGCAAGAATTCTGACTGGATCCGCTGCTACGCAGAAGGCAAATACACCTTTGTGCAGGAAGGTAGACCCGTCTGGCCCGAGTATGACGACGAGATGATGTCTGCTGAATTTGAGATTGACGCAGAATATCCTGTCCACATTGGGATCGACTTTGGCCTGACGCCTGCTGCTGTTTTTGGACAGCGCACTTCTGGCGGGGCTTGGCGGATTGTTGATGAGCTAGTCACGTTTGACATGGGCCTGGAGCGTTTCGGCCAGGAATTGCTGTCGCATATTGCCGCCAAGTTTTCTAAAAACGACATTCTGATCTGGGGTGACCCAGCGGGCATGAAGCGCGACGAGATCTATGAGGTCACTGCCTTCGATCACCTGAGATCCCTGGGGCTGAAGGCCCAACCGACCGATAGCAACGCCTTCCAGGTGCGCCGAGAGGCCGGTGCTGCACCGATGAACCGTTTGGTTGGCGGCAAACCGGGGCTGATTGTTCATAAGCGGTGTCTCAAAGTGCGCAAATCCTTGTCTGGCGGATACTTCTTCAAGCGGCAAAGCCTGGGCGCTGGGCAGGAGCGCTTTAAGGATGCGCCGGTAAAGAACGAACATAGCCACGTTGGCGATGCTTTCGGCTATATGTGCCTGGGTGGCGGCGAACAACGCAAGCTGCGCGGCAGGAGCGTGACCGGGGCGGTGAACCAAACCGGCACTTTCGTAGCAGATAACGACTTTAGCGTGTTCTGATGCTGGATCTGCCTCTGTTTAAGACCACGGCGGGCGAGTCTATCATAAGATTTCAGCCGCGTCACCTATATCGTCTAGAGCTAAAGGATCCAGAAGCGACCAGGCTCAAAGAAGATCCCAATATGTTACTCGCTATTGAGGCATCCTATGAGCCAACAGCGACATGGACCGGAATGTATAGGGGAACCCCGGTCTTGTGCTTTGGTTTGCGCATACTAGGACCAGGTGTGGCCGAGGCATGGATGCTTCCGGGCAAGGATATAACCAATCATGCGATATCGCTAGGCAGGGGTGGCCGAAAAATTTTTCAACATTACCTAGAATCTGGTGCATTTAGGCGTATCCAGATAGCGGTCGAAGAAGATAATGCTATCGCATTTAGGTTTGCACGATGGCTAGGTTTTGAGGTAGAAGGTATTATGAGAAAGTTCGCCGTTGGTGGCGGTAACTACATAATGATGTCAAGGATATCGCAATGGTAGCAAAACCAGCACAGCCAGCGCCGGTGAATAATACTGAAGCCAGCGCAACGCAAAAAAAGGCCGAGGAACGCGCCAAGATGCAAGAGAAAGCGCAATTGCGCAAAGCCTCTGAGCGCTTTCGGACAATGCAAACGGGCGGCATGAAACTTTTGTTTTCCCCAACTCGCGGTGGCATTCGGAAGGAGCAAATTGATTATGAACGGCGTTCTGCTCCCGCTAAAGAAAAAACTTCCAAAGGAGACAGCTATAAAGAGCTGGGCTTGAAAGTAATGGGGCGAAAATTTGGACCCATATTTGAGCATATTGGGGAGACAAAGCGCAATGGCTCCTAGGCCCACAACGATCAAAAAGACAGCAGTAACTCCCGCTGCCTCCACTGCCGCCGCGTCTGCCCCTAAAGACATTGCGCAAGTGGTTGGGTCTGATCGGCGTAGTGATCGGCGCGATACAACAGTTAACCGCCCACAGATCCAACAAGTCAGAACGCGAGGGATGCGCTTGCTGTTTTCTCCAATTGAGAAAACCACACCAGAGGGACTCCCGCTGCAAAATTTACTAGGTGGATCTTATTGACAATGAAAGCCGAGGAGAATTCCGTTGCCTAAAAAAATGCACCGAAAGCTCTTGTTGGCCGCAAAAAAACAAGGATTAAGCGGGAAAAGTAAAGGCGCTTATGTCTACGGAACGATGCGAAGGATAGAGGCCAATGCCGGCAAAGAAGTATCAAAACCCAAAGGGCGGTCTTAATGATGCTGGACGCGCCTACTTCAAGCGGACTGAGGGCGCAAACCTTAAACCGCCGGTAAAATCCGGCAACAATCCCCGCAGGGCATCCTTCCTGGCCCGAATGGCGGGGAACCCCGGCCCGGAGCGTGATAGCAAAGGAAATCCCACCCGCCTTTTGCTGTCCCTCCGGGCATGGGGCGCGTCAAGCAAGGCCGATGCTCGCGCAAAAGCTGCCGCAATAAGCAAACGAAATGAGGATAAAAATGGGTAAGCTCAATGTAAAAGAAATCATGGAGCGTGAGGCCAAGGCCCAAGCCCGCAAGGACGAATGGCGAACAATCTATGAAGATTGTTACGAGTTCGCGCTTCCTCAAAGAAACCTATACAACGGGTATTATGAGGGTGGTGTTGCCGGCAAGGCGAAGATGTCTCGCGTCTTTGACTCGACCGCCATTCACGCGACCCAGCGATTTGCCAACCGGATCCAGGCTGGCTTGTTCCCCCCTTATAAAACTTGGGCCCGCCTTGAGGCTGGATCTTCAATTCCCGATGATCGCAAATCTCAGGCAATGACTGCCCTATCCGCTTATACCGAGCGGATGTTCGAAACTCTGCGTCAAACCAACTTCGATTTGGCAATGGGAGAGTTCCTTTTGGATCTCTGCGTTGGCACTGCCGTAATGATGATTATGCCTGGTGACGAAGCGACTCCGATCCGGTTCACTCCAATCCCGCAATATCTTGTGGCGATCGAAGAGGGGCCGTTTGGCAATGTCGATAACGTCTACCGCAAGCTGCGCATGAAGGCGGAAACCATAAAGCAGGAATATCCTGACGCTGAGATCTCTCCGCAACTGCAAGATATTATTGACAACACCCCGACAAAAGAAATCGATCTGATCGATGCCGTTGTTTATGACCAAGATCGCGCTGTTTATTGTTATCATGTTATCTGGCCGGCCAAGCAGCAAGAGCTTGTCTACCGGACAATGAGATCCAACCCGTTTATCGTGGCGCGTTACATGAAGGTGCCAGGTGAAGTTTATGGTCGCGGCCCTCTAGTCACGGCAATTCCTGACATCAAGACGCTCAACAAAACCCTTGAGCTTGTCTTGAAGAATGCCAGTATCGCTGTCGCCGGCGTTTATACTGCTGCCGATGATGGGATCTTGAATCCGGCTAACGTCAAGATCCAGCCAGGATCTATCATATCTGTCGCTCGCAACGGCGGGGCCCAGGGCCCAAGCCTGCAACCGCTGCCGCGTTCTAGTGACTTCAACGTATCGCAGATTGTCGTCAATGATTTGCGAATGAATATCAAAAAGATCCTGATGGACGACACCCTGCCGCCTGACAATATGTCGGCCCGATCGGCGACAGAGATTGCAGAGCGCACCCGCGAGCTTGCGACTAACCTGGGATCTGCTTTCGGGCGATTGATTAACGAGACTATGGTGCCGGTCGTCACGCGAATTCTATATGTCATAGACCAACAAGGACTAATCGACTTGCCGCTGCGTGTTAATGGTCTTGAGGTCAAGGTCACGCCAGTTTCTCCATTGAGCCAGGCGCAAAAGTTGCAAGAGGTCCAA